CATTTGGCTGACACGCATATTCGAAACCTAAAATACCACTTTGAATATCGTGAGGTATTCAAACAATTATATAAATCACTAAAAGAAGAAAAAGTAGATTACATTATCCACTGCGGAGACATCGCTCACACCAAGACACAAATCTCACCAGAGTTTGTAGACATGTGTAGAGATTTCTTTCAGAACCTTGCGGCCATCGCACCAACCTATATCATCTTAGGCAACCACGACGGCAACCTTCGTAACGGCTCTAGGCAGGACGCTCTTTCTCCTATTGCAAAGGCTATCAATGACCCAAATCTTATCTTGCTAAAGAATGCTGGAGAGACTAAAATCAATGATAAGTTTTGTCTAAATGTTTTATCTGTATTTGATGAGGAAAATTGGACTGAACCAACAGACTACAACCTAATTAACATAGCGTTATATCATGGCGCTATTGATAAATCCAAAACAGACAGCAACTGGACACTAGGCGGCGACCATAGTATCGAAATCTTTGAAGAGTTTGACTTTGGTTTTCTTGGAGATATTCACAAAACACAGAAGTTGGATAAGGAAGGTCGCATTTGGTATGCTGGTTCTACAGTACAACAAAATTTTGGTGAGTCACTGGATAAAGGTTATCTACTTTGGGATATCGAAAGCAAAGACGATTTTACCAATAGACTCATTACCTTCGATAATCCAAAACCTTTTGTTACTCTTTCTTTAACAGAAAAGGGAAACCTACCGAGACAGAAACCACCGGAAGGAGCGAGACTTAGAATCGTTTCGGAGAGTAATGTTTCTTTGGATAAGGTGAGAAAAGCAGTAGACATTGCCAAATATAAATACAATCCAGAATCAGTAACCTACCTCAATAGGGCAGCCGGTAAGCAAATCAAGGTCGCAGCACCAGAAGGTTTGGAAAAGCAAGACCTTAGAGATCTAAAGACACAGGAATCTCTAATAGCTGAGTATCTAAAAGAATACGAAGCGACAGAGGAAGTGCTAGAGAAGGTTTACGAACTAAATAAGGAATTCAACAAGCAGATTGAAGAAAACGAAGATGTTATGAGAAACGTCAACTGGTCTCTGCAAAGTTTAGAGTGGGATAATCTATTCAACTATGGAGAAGGAAACAGAGTTGACTTTACGAAATTAGAGGGTATCGTAGGAATCTTTGGTAAGAATTATTCAGGTAAATCTTCTATTGTAGATACTTTGCTGTATTCAATATATAACTCTACATCTAAGTCCATCAGAAAGAACCTGAACATCATCAATCAAAACAAAGATGAATGTGTTGCAGCGGCTACCATCAAGGTTGACGGAACAGACTACATCATCGAACGAAAGTCAAATAAATATACGAAGCGCCTGAAGGGTGTTGAGACTCAAGAAGCAACAACGGACTTGGAATTCTACTCGCAGGACGCTATTGGTAACCACACTGGACTCAATGGTACTTCGAGACAGGATACAGACAAGAACGTGAGAAGATACTTTGGAACATTACCTGACTTCCTCGCAACATCAATGGCCTCTCAGTTGGATTCTTTGTCTTTTATTAATGAGGGATCTACAAAAAGAAAAGAGTTTCTCGCTAAATTCTTAGACTTAGAAATCTTTGATAAGAAATTTAAGATGGCCAAAGAAGCCTCTGCGGAGATTAAAACTTCACTCCGTCGCCTCGAAGGTATAGATTTTGACACCAACATCAAAACTATTAAATCAGAGATCATCAAGGGGGAGCTTGCCATTGAAAAGAACAAAGCTATCTGCGTCACATTAAAAGGTGATCTAGGGGAATTGATTCAGTCCTTGAATGAATTACAAATAAAAATAGACTCTGTACCAGCAGAGGTTATCGATCCTGTTATTACAGCCAATAAGATAAGACAAAAAGAAAAGGCTATTCTGCAGATTAACGCAAAGAAAATAGAAGCACAGAAGAGTACTAAAGGAGATAAGGAGAAATATGAAAATATAGAGAAATTTTTAAAAGATTTCGATATAGAGAAATACAGGGAGAAAAAAGAGTCCTTTACAAAAACAAAACAAGAACTAGAATGCCTGATTCTTAAACTTGAAAAACTCTCCCAACAGAAGACCCTGCTTGTTGCAGAGCAGGATAAGTTGTGTACAAGTTGTTTTCCGTTAGTCGGCCAAACCGTCGAGGAAAAATCATTAGAACTGTCGATAGTGTCTAAAGAAATTAACGCGATAGGTTCAGCACATTCACACGCAGAACAAGCAAGAGTCAATGAATATATAAACAAATACAACGCCTTGATTGAAAAAAGAGATAGTCTGGCAAATTCTATCACAACCAATAATTTAATCATCGAAAGAGCAGACAGCCTCTTGTTCAAGGAGCAGGTCGAGATTGATAGACTCAAGGACAAAGCCATTGAGTATGAAGAGAACAAAGAAGCCATTGAAAACCTGAAGCAATTGATGTCAAACAGAGAAAACCTAAAGAACCAGGCCGCAGCCAAGGAAAGTGAACTAACCGCTTGCGATCAAAAGATAATGCAACTGCACAAGAGGCATGGATCATCTGAGCAAAAACTGATACACATGCAACAACAACAAGAAGAGTTCTGTGAATTGGAAGAAAATTTTGCTGCTTATCACTTGTTTATGGTTTGTTGTCACCCTAACGGTGTTTCTTATGAAATCATTAAGGAAAGGTTGCCTTATATAAATCAAGAGATTTCAAAGATCCTCACGAACATTGTAGACTTCGAGGTCTTTATTTCTAATAACGAGGATAAACTTGATATCTTCATCAAGCACCCAAGCCACGACCCACGTCCATTGGAGATGGGCTCCGGAGCAGAAAAGACTATTGCAAGCATGGCTATACGTCTTGCGTTCTTAACTGTGTCTTCTTTACCAAAGTCCGACCTATTTATACTTGATGAGCCGGGAACTGCTCTCGATGAAGAAAATATGGAAGGCTTTGTTCGTATTTTGGATATGGTAAAGGGATACTTCAAGACTGTTCTTCTTATCTCACATTTGGATAGTTTGAAAGACTGTGTGGATATGCAGATAAATATCGAGAAAAGAAACGGCTATGCTCACGTAAACATTTAGGAGGATAAGATGGTGACAGCAATAAAGGCAATGGCAGATAAATATACAGAAAAGTTCATTTCACGCAAGTTTTTGGCTTGGGTCGTAGCAACAGGTTTGTGCGCCTATGGCACAGTGACTAGTGGAGACTGGGTGGCAGTAACGTTAGCCTATATCGGAACACAGGCGCTAGTCGACATGGCAACCCAGTGGAAGCACGGTAAGCAGTAATGTTGCAACTGAAGATAATCTGGTTCTGGTTCAAGAAGAATTGGAAGGCTGCAGCTTTGGCTGTGTGGTCTGTCTTCATTTGGTTTATCTCTCGCAAAAACTCTCAAGGCGCCATCGATGCAATGAATGCGAACAAGGAGTCTTACGAAGCTCAAATCAAGTCACTAAAAGACCAACACAAGGTTGAGGTGCAAAAAAGAGAAGAACTTCACTTAAAATATCAAGAAACTCTTGTTAGAATAGAAGAGAAATATAAAAAGAAAAAAGAAGAACTTTCGATAATAGAAAAAAAGAAAGTAAAAGAAATAGTAAAGAAGGCAAAGGACAACCCCGATGAGATCAATGATAAGCTTGAAAACCTGTTTGGTTTTGTTTCTGACTCTTAGTTTTTCGGCCGTAGCAATAGCCTCCCCTGGAAAATACGCCCAGCTAGAAAAGGGTGCAAGACTTCCATGGGATGGTTGGTGTTTCGACGGCCAAGCCATGGCTACAATCGTTGCAGACAAAGAGCTGGCAGAAGAAAAATGCAGACTTAATACTCTTGAAGAGCTTGAGAAACAAAAGGCAGTATTCGATTTGCAGATAGGACAACTTCAGGCAACTTTGGATTACGAAGTGAAAACGAAAGAGACTACAATCCAGGCGCTCAAGAAAGAGAATTTGGAATTAGAAGAAGTTATTATTCACAATAACAAGTTCGGATGGGTTGGCCCATCAGCAATCGGCTTCATTGTCGGAGGTTTAACAATATTTTTAATAACATTATGAAAAAGAAAGATTTAAACGAAATAGCCAAAATAGAAAAGGCAGTAAAGGAGAAATACGGTGAAGAAGCGATACAGAACCCTAAAAGCAATTGGGACAAACAGAAAGAAGCTAAGTACTTGGAAGACCTCAAAGCTTTCCACGAAAGGTCTTCTCGCAAAAAGACAACAGAGCAACTTGCCGGGTTTCTGGTTAAGACCAAAAAAACAAAAGTAGAAATAGACAGGACGTGTCCAGTTTGTTCTTCGTATTCGTTTTCGCCCAAGGACGACCTTTATATGACAAAGTTTGAATGTTGTTTTAATTGCTACGTTCAATATGTTGAGGGCAGAGAAGAACGCTGGAAATCGGGCTGGAGACCAAACAACTAACTATTTACTACTAGCAAACTATTTATTGCAAGAGGATTATGAACAATGGCAACAACTTTAGAAATTATTAACGGTATCTCACAGGTACTCGCTAACTCATATGACGGCGCGCTCGACAAAAGCGGTGAACCAGTCAAGATTGGGCTTCGAAGGGAAGAAGGAAACCCTTTGATCGATCATCGCATCATGGATGGTTTCGGCGCACACATTAGTGGTGATCGATTGCACATCAAATATCACGCGGAGATTCCGCTCAAAGAGGTGCATTCTAATGATTTCGAGGGAGAGATGGAATCAATGGTAGAAAAGGTAAAATCCTTCCTTCAGAAAGAGTACAAAAAGGTAGCGAAATCTTCTCTTGCGCTTTCAGATCCCAGCGAGGTCGATGTTCTTGTGGAATATATTTCGCGAATCCGCTGCAGCGTCAAGGTTCACAAGTGCTACAAAATCAGTGCAATACCTCATGAATGCCCTGAAACAGAAACTGACCCAGCGTTCGACAAGATGGTAAAACTCGGCGGACTTAAATAAGAGGGCTTATGCCGATAAAACTCACCAAGAAAGAAATCATGAGGGAGATCGTCCGCTGCGGAAAGAAACCCGAATATTTTATTCACACGTACGCTAAAATAACTCACCCAATGAAAGGGTTGATACCTTTTCATCTTTATCCATTTCAAAAAAAGTTACTAGAAGAGTTCGAAGACCACAGGTTTAACGTCATTCTCAAAGCCCGACAGTTGGGTATATCCACCATCACCGCGGCGTATGTCGCTTGGATGATGATGTTTCACAGAGAAAAAAATGTATTAGTTATAGCGACTAAGTTTAGTACAGCTGCAAACTTGGTAAAGAAAGTGAAGGCCATTATAAAGAACCTTCCTCCATGGTTGAGGATATCTGAAGTGGATATCGATAACAGAACTTCCTTTATCCTATCGAACGGCTCTCAAATAAAAGCATCCTCCACCTCGGGAGATGCCGGCCGCTCAGAGGCTTTGTCTTTGCTGGTCGTCGACGAGGCCGCACACGTCGAGGGTCTTGATGAATTATGGATGGGTCTTTACCCTACGCTATCCACCGGTGGTCGATGCATTGCTTTGTCAACTCCCAACGGCGTCGGCAATTGGTTCCACAAGATCTATTCGGAGGCTGAGAACAAGTCGAATGACTTTTTCCCCACCAAGCTCCCGTGGAACGTTCACCCCGACCGTGACAGCGAGTGGTTCGAGAGAGAAACAAGAAATATGTCTCGCAGGGAGATAGCACAGGAGCTTGAATGTAATTTCAACATGTCCGGAGAAACTGTCTTCGCGGCAGAGGATTTGGAGATGTATTATGATATGGTTCAAGATCCTAAGTATCGCACGGGTTTTGACAGGAATCTTTGGATATGGGAAGAAAGAAAACAGGAAAACACCTATTTGGTATCTGCGGATGTTGCAAGAGGAGATGGAAAAGACTTTTCTGTCTGTCATGTGATAAAACTGGAGACCATGGAAATAGTTGCGGAGTATCAAGGAAAGGTTACTCCTGATGTATTTTCGAGGGTACTGTTTGATGTGGGTCAAGAATATGGCAACGCGCTTTTAGTGGTGGAAAACAACTCTGTTGGGTTTGCGGTCCTAGACAAGTTAAAGGACATGTCGTACCCTAATTTGTATCACTCAATCAAGTCGACACATGAGTTTGTAGAAGAATATCAGGCTGACACTATGTCAAATGCAGTGGCAGGATTTTCTACGACCTCGAAAACAAGACCGCTAATCGTCGCTAAGATGGAAGAATTCATTCGAAACAATCTAATTAAGATATATTCTTCGAGATTGATGTCTGAAATGAAGACTTTTGTTTGGAACAATGGCAGGGCCCAAGCGATGCGTTCATACAATGACGATCTGATAATGGCGTGTGCTGTAGCATGTTGGGTGAGAGATACTGCATTGACAGTAAATCAGAAAGACGCAGAATATAATCGAGCTTTTATAGGTGCGATAACAAAATCAACCAGCGAACTTGATACGCGAATAAACGGTATGGTTGGGACGAGAAAATTAAAATTAAATGATGAGCTAAGAACTCACACCAAGGCAGCCGCGGATTTTCCGTGGCTTTTTAAAGGTTAAAAAATGGCAACTGGAAAGAAAAACAAAAATAACACTAGAAACCCGCAGAGTCTGTTATTCAGAAGATTGACAAGACTCCTATCTGGTCCACTTACTCAATATAGGACACAAAACAACCACAGGCTCAGAAGGATTGAGTTGGATAAATATGCCAACAAGTTCACTTCCGCGTCTGGCAAGGACTTCAAGAAGACGGCATACAATCCGTACGATAATCTTCAGGCAAGTTATATGGCGACCCAACAGAGAACAGAGAGGTACGTTGACTTTGACCAGATGGAATACACTCCAGAGATAGCCTCCTCATTAGATATTTATGCAGATGAGATGACTACATACTCTTCCATTAATCCAATGTTGAACGTCGAGTGTGACAATCAAGAAATCAAAGCACTTCTGGAATCTCTGTATCACAATGTGCTGAACGTGGAGCACAACTTGTTCTCCTGGTGCCGGACGATGTGTAAGTATGGGGACTTTTTCTTATATTTAGATCTCGATGACAAGCTTGGTGTAACCTCCGTCATAGGGCTTCCGACTCAGGAGTTGGAGAGGATGGAGGGAGAAGACAAATCAAATCCTAATTATGTACAATTTCAGTGGAACTCTGCTGGATTAACTTTCGAAAATTGGCAAGTAGGTCACTTTCGAATCTTGGGTCAAGACAAATATAACCCTTATGGGACATCTGTTCTTGAAGCCGCTCGACGCATCTGGCGCCAATTGACCTTGTTGGAGGACGCCATGATGGCCTACAGAATCGTCAGGTCTCCGGACAGACGCGCTTTTTATGTCGACGTTGGCAATATACCGCCACAAGATGTCGAACAATATATGCAAAAAGTTATGACAACGATGAAAAGAAACCAAGTAGTCGACGCGTCAACTGGTCGTGTCGATCTTCGATACAACCCACTATCTGTAGAAGAAGATTATTTCATTCCAGTGAGAGGGAACAGTTCAACAAAGATTGAATCTGTTGGCGGGGGTAAATACACCGGTGACATCGACGACGTTAAATATCTGAGAGATAAGTTGTTTTCAGCATTGAAGATCCCATCTGCATATATATCTTCTGATGGTGAGAAGTCAGTAGAAGATAAAACAACTCTCGCGCAGAAGGACGTAAGGTTTGCGAGAACAATACAAAGACTGCAAAGATCTGTAATCACAGAGCTTGAAAAGATTGGTGTTATTCACTTATACACTTTGGGATACAGGGAAGAAGACTTGGTATCTTTCAAGTGTCACCTCAACAATCCCTCCAAGATCGCAGAAATGCAGGAACTTGAACACTGGAAGACTAAGTTTGAGATCGTCGGCGCAGCAACTGAAGGTTTCTTTTCGAAGCAGTGGTTAGCAAAGACGTTGTTTGGTATGTCTAACGAAGATTTCGTTAGGAATAGAAGAGAGATGTATTATGACAAACGCTTCGAGGCTGCACTTGAGACTGTTGCAGAAGCGGAACAAGCGGAAATGACCGCCGGCCTCGATGCTGGCGTAGACGATCTGGAAGCAGCCGGCGGAGATATTCCTGGCGGCACAGGCACTGTTGGAACAGAGCCAGAGATCGCCGCACCACCAGGAGAGGACACTCCGGCAGCAGACGCTCCAGCTGCGACATCTCCACCAGAAGATGAAGGTGGTCTTCTTGCTGCCCCACCAGGTCGAAGAGATGATTCTGATTCTGTAGAAATAAAGAAAGATGGAGAAACCTACACTACATCATCGAAATCCAAGGGAAAACTTCACCGCAAGAAACCTTATGACGGTAGGCCTGCTGGTAAACGAAGACAGCACCTCAAGCAGAAAAAAGAATTTGGAACAACCAGGTCAACTTTGCCGGGTATGTCAGATTTGAAGGGGTTAGTCAATATGTCCAGCATTTATGAAGAGAGTGAGACTAATTATAAGAAAGAAGAGACGAAGATTCTTAAAGAACAGAAAGAATTGAAAGCTCTCTTTGAAAGCTTAAAAGCGAGGGATGAAAAAAATGAGACTGAAACATAACAAGAAAAGAAATACTGCTTTTGTTTATGAAGCCTTAGTGAGAGAACTAACAGAGTCGGTTGTTAAAAACAACAGAAACAAACAGAACAAAATAGCCTCAATAATAAAAGAGCATTTTACCACTGATTCCATCCTCAAAGAGGAACTGGAACTTTACAAGTCCATCTACGAGACCAGACATGTGGAAAAGAATCTTGCAGAGAAGATAGTAGTACAAGTGAAAGAAAAGCATGACTCTCTTGATAAGAAAAAGTTATTTCAAGAACAGAGCGCGCTGATAAACAAGATAAGTAGGACCTTATCAAGCAAAGTATACAGTAACTTTGTCCCAAATTACAAAACAATCGCGTCAGTGTATTCTATTTTTCAAAATGCACTTCCTGTTAGGGACAGAGTCTTGTTAGAAGAAAACATAATCGACCAAATGTCCGCGTCGATTGATACGACAAGTGAGAGCTTGCAACCTATTGACTCTTTGGTTTACACTACGTTTGTGAACAATTTCAATAAAGAGTATTCGAACGTATTAAATGAAAATCAAAAAGCATTACTTAACAACTACGTTTCCTCGTTTGCCGACAATGGCGTAGAGTTGAAAATATATCTTAACGAGGAGATTGGTCGAATCAAGGAGACTTTAGAAGGATTCAAATCTAAAGAAGTCATTATTAGTGATAAAAACCTTAAACAAAAGGTGGAAAAGGTTTATTCTATTCTTGACGAGACAAAGTTGAGAGAAGTTGACATCAATACCGTAGAGATTGTGTTAACCGCTCAGGAATTAATAGAAGAGTTAAGCGAAGATGGCGATTGATATTGAAATAAAATTGGACCCTAAGATAGAACTTAAGGCCAGGAGAACCTTAGATGGTAATATAATGATACTTGACCACGAGGATATCGACGTTGTCGTTATGGCAGAAAAGGGAAAGTGCGTTGCGTTTCCTAAGAGTGAAATGTCCGACCGGGTTTATGATGTCCAGAGTCGCATGTTTGAATTCTTAGCACGCAAAGGCCTAATTAATCGTTCCTCAATTCGAGGAGGTAATGTGTTTGGATCCCTAGAAGCTGAGTCTTTGGAATCTAAAATTCCTGGAATTGACCGTGAACAAGCGCTACTTTATTCGATTCACGAGTACATGACAGCTGAACGTCCATTCTTTAGAACTGCCGACGAGTACGACGAAGATAGGTTGACTGCGATGCTCCGACCATCACCAGAAGATTCTACCGAGCTTGGGGACGTTCCTCAGAAAGCAAAGAAGGGTTCTCACTCATCTGCGTACCCATATGGATTTATGTACAACTACTCCCTTGTAAGAGAGGGTGAAGGTGAAGACTAGTGACATTTATCTGGTTCTCACTTATTTCGTATGGCCTTACCCAGATCCTCGTTTACGGAAAAATCCTAAACCCAATCCGCCCAAAGTCCGGAAAGTTAGGGCAATTGCTTGAGTGTCCCATGTGCACTGGCTTTTGGGTTGGTATATTTTTATGGTTCGTAAGACACCACACAGAACTATTTATTTTTGACGATTCTTTCGTCACTGCCTTGTTGTTGGGCTTTGCAGGCTCTGCAGCCGCATATGTCGGCAACATGGTTTTTGGCGATGAGGGTATAAAAATGGACAAAAAGGTCCTAGTAGAGAGGAAAGAGAATGAGACCATTAGCTAAAATACGCTGGATGATCCGCCCGGTAGCGAATTGCTGCAAGGGATCATAGATGACGCGGGTAACCCCCGCTGTGAGGATAGATATGAAACTTATTAGAGAATATTACGAATTATGTGAAGGAGGCGTATGCCAAGATCTGTTAACGGAAGCTGACAAGAAGTTTGTTGCAGAAGGAGGGTGTATGTTATCCGGAGTTATGCAGATGGCAGAGACGCAAAATGGTAATGGAAGAGTTTACCCTCAAGCCATATTGGAAAGAGAGGTAGCCAACTACGCAAAAATGGTGAAGGAAAGACGCGCTCTCGGAGAATTAGACCACCCAGACAGTTCTGTGGTAAACCTGGCAAACGCATCTCACATGGTTACCAAGATATGGATGGAGGGCAAGGTATGTAAAGGTACAATTAGGGTACTGCCGACACCATCCGGAAAGATTCTCGAAGGCCTTGTAAATGCCGGCTGCTCGCTGGGTATATCCTCTCGCGGCATGGGTTCTGTAACAGAGAGAAATGGCGTAACGATGGTGGAAGATGATTTTCAGCTTCTTTGTTTCGATATGGTATCGGACCCTTCAACGCCAGGAGCATTTATGTTGAAGGAAGCAAAAGAGGCTACAAACATTTTTACAAAAGAAGATAAAATAAACAGAGCATTAAATAACTTTCTGTTCAAGTTTGGAGAAAAATGAAGAAGTCAGAGTTAAAAAATATTATAAAAGAGTGCGTAAAAGAAATACTCTTTGAAGAAGGTGTGCTTTCTAATCTCGTCGCAGAAGTTGCCTTTGGGATCACTAAGGCTCAGACGAGCCTGGTGGAAACAAAGCAGCCAAAGCAAGATCCTGCGATTATGCAAGAAGCACGCCACCAAGAACAAGAATCCAGAAGAAAAAAACTTATGGACACAAAAAGAAAGATGCTCGATGCAATGGGTAGTTCAAAGATGGCAAACGTATTTGAAGGTACCGAGCCACTAAGAGACGGTGGAAGCCCAGGAAAGGTTAGTCCACAGTCTCCCTTGTCTGGTAGAGACCCTACAGACGCAGGAGTAGATATCAGTGGTTTATTTGGTTTAGCAGGACAAAAATGGAAAACTCTAAAGTAAAGGAGAAACGATGAGTAAAGGAAAACCATGTCACGTCGAAATCGTGATACACGATCAGAATCAAGTTGAGAGAATGATCAAGAAGTTTACGAGAAAGTGCAAGAAAAAAGGCCTTTTCGAAGAATTAAGAGAAAGAAGATACTTCAAGAAGAAGTCTCAAAAGATGAAAGAAAAACGGGAAAATAAAAAGCGGTTGTCCCAAAAATCAACCCAAAAATTTAAAGACAAATTTAATAAGTTTGATTAAGGAGTAAAGAAATGTCACGTATATTAGGCCATGTTGGCTATGGAAGAGTTAGAAGACCAAAAAATATTTTAGGAACAGACGGCACCACGATAAATGCTGCAACCGGTCAGCCACTAGATGACAATGCTACATTGACAGATGACCAAACTGAGACAATCACCGGAGTCAGTTCGTTAACATCCAACATCTTAACGTTCACAGTTGCCTCCACGACAGGCATAGCAGCAGGAGATGTTATCCAGCTTACAGGTGTACCCCAGGTCCTTCAGAACAGATCGTTTTCTGTTTCCGCCATTGCAGTGAACACCTCTGTATCGATAAGGTTGGATCTCGATGCGGCACACAGCATTAGGTCGACCGCAGATGTTGTACTCTCTTCTTCTCCGGAGATAAGAAGAAGAACAACTGACGGGTACAGTACAGAGAACGCTAAGTTTCTGCACCTTTTCATGGATGCTGATACTGCTGGCGGCACTGTAAACTTTACTGTGCATGCATACAACTATGCATTCGGTAAGTGGGAGGTTTTACAATTACCTCTAGGTGGCGACCGAGGCGAACCGGTGACGGTCACTACTGTACATGTCGACACCATATTTGCGGTTGCGGACGATACACAAAGAATGGTTACGATACCTATTGAGGGTGTGGACCGAGTAGCATTTACTTCAAATGCTGATAACAAGTCTACCGTGACTCTAAGTGCAGCGATATCGACCATCTAATTTTTTCCTTCCCTTTAGAAAGCCAAAACACTATTTATTTAGAGGCAAACTCGTTTGCCCTATCGTCTATGTTAAATGTTAGGAGTCTAAAAACATGTCAAATCTACTAGAAAGAGCTATTATTGATGCCAAGGCGCTCAAGGAGGCTGCACTGAAGAACGCGGAGCAGCTTGTAATAGAAAAGTATTCGAAAGAAGTGAAAGATGCGGTTAACAAACTGCTGGAACAAGAAGAGGGCGACGCTATGGAGGACCTGTTCGGAACTTCAACCGGCGAAGAGGAGGCTCAGGTTGACCCCGAGCCCGAGATAGAGGACTCGATAGGGGACTCAGAACCTCTAGAGCCTATGGCGAGAGATGACGTGAAGTCTCAAATTCCAGACTCCTTCCTTACTGATGATGATAAGATAATAAAGATTAGACTTGACTCACTTGAGGCTGATATCGAAGATGATTTGTCCGGTATCTTTGGGGGAGACGACCAGCTCGACGATGATGAGGTTGCAATTGACATTGAAGATGAGAGTGATATCTCGCACGACACTGATTTTGCCACACCTGAAGTCGGTGCACCTGATATGGACATAGACGTTGGCGGCGACATATCTCCGGCAGCACTAGAAGAAATGATCGCATCTGCATTGCAGGGCGTATTATCCGAAGAGGATATAGAGATTCCTCTTGAAGAAGATCTCGAAGAGGAGATGGGGGATGACCTTGAGGAAGAAATCGACTTGGAAGAACTAATGGAAAAGGTACGCGTCGACATGGACCCTCAAAAGTCTGGATGGGCAGGAACACCAGAGCCTATTATGAAAGAATACGAAGCTATGCTGCTTGCTAGAGAGCAAGACAGCGAAGTAAAAGAAGAGAACGAGGAACTTCGCAAGAATGTTGCCGCTCTTCAAAAAGAAAACAAGACACTATCTTCTGCGGCAATGAAACTGCAGAACAGAAATAAAGAATATAATGCAGCATTTAATACTTTGCAAGAAAAGTTGGAAACCATGAATGTCTCCAACGCAAAGTTGTTGTATATAAACCAGGCTCTTGAGAATGCCTCCTTGAATGAGCGACAAAAAAGAAAAATTGTCGAAGCCATTTCGAAAGCCGAAACAGTACAAGAAGCAAAGATTGTTTTTGAAACAATGAACGATACGGTTGTAACAACTTCAGACGTGAAGAAGGAAACAACTTTAAGTGAAATGGTTTCTAGAAAGTCTTCACTACTTGTCGCGGCTCGAAAAGAGCAACCTAAAAAGGATGCCAATCCTTTGTTCAATAGAATGCAAACATTGGCAGGAATAAAGACAAAATAATTCTAAATTAAAGTTTATAGAAAAGGAGGTGAATTTATAATGTCTATTTTACAAAAATTAACAGAGGGCGTCCAGTCTCGCGATATGCAAGCTGAAGGCGCAGCTCTACTAAACAAATGGGAAGCTACTGGCTTGCTTGAGGGTCTTAATGACGGCCAGCACAAGCAGGGAATGGCGGTACTTCTCGAAAACCAAGCTAAGGAACTTCTTCGTGAAGCTTCTTCTATGGCTGCAGGTGATGTCGAAGGCTTCGCTGCAGTTGCATTCCCAATCGTTCGTCGTGTATTCGGTGGACTGATCGCAAACGACCTTGTTTCGGTACAGCCAATGAGCTTGCCATCCGGTCTTATCTTCTTCCTTGACTTCACACACAGTGATTACCGAGGAAGCCAAGGCCAAAATGCTTCGGTATACGGTGGTGGCAAGGTTGGCCGCGGCATCATCGACGGTTTAACCGACGAAGGTATACTTGAAGAAGGTCACTATGGCCTTGGTGGTGGATACGCCCACGCAACCGGTTCGGTTACTCTCACCACACCGGCGACCGCTGCTCGCGTTGCAAATCCAGAAAAGTCAAAAGACTTGGATTTTGACGCAGACCTTAAGGGCAAGGAGATAATTCTTGTGCAGCCAACTAACGCTGAGGTTGGCGACATGGCTTTGGCTGACCCAGCCGGTAACAGAGCACTTCAATTCAAGGAGACTCAGGCGTTGCCTGCCGATGGCCTTTTTACCAACGTGGCTAACGGTTCTCGATTGATTGTGAATCCAGCCAATGGCAACTTGATTCTAGTTGGTTCTGGTGATGATTCTGCCGGTACTGGCCTGACGATATTCGGTGTTACGGTTGCGGCTGGTAAGATTGGTGCAGCAGAGCTTAGATTAGTTAGAAGACTAACTGATTTCTCTACTTCCACCAGTGCAGAAGGTATTAAGGTACCTTCTCACGTTAGCAAGCTTGCACTTGAGGTTGTTAAGGTGACTGTCGACTTGTCTCCAGCTGGTGTCGACGCGGATGTTGACAATGATACAAAGATGAAGGCATCTTTTGACAAGCCTACCGCTGCACAGATAATTACCGCGATGGCCTCTTCAGCTGCTTCGACACTCTCGTCGACCATTACTGACGCGGTCGCGACCGACGTTAAGTTGGCTACAATTGAGTTCGAATTGCCACTTCGTGATGACATCAATGCTTCTAGCAATGCACTTGGTGCAGTCGTCGCAGGAGCAATGCCACTTGAAGAGCCAGATGTAGCTACAGGTAACACTGCTGCATCCCGCGCAGGTAAGCAGTCAATTGCAGAGATTGATATCAAGGTTGACAGCGTAGCTGTTACAGCACAGACTAAGAAGTTGAAGGCTAAGTGGTCTCCAGAGCTTGGTCAGGACCTTAACGCATACCACAATTTGGACGCCGAGGTTGAGCTTACCGGTATTCTTTCTGAGCAAATTGCTCTTGAAATCGACCGCGAGCTTCTTGGTGAGCTTGTTGACGGTGCAACAGCTGGTACACGTTACTGGTCACGCGCTCCAGGTCTTTTTGTTGACTCAGCCGGTACAGAAATTGGTGCTTCTTCGGCAGCTCCTGACTTCACTGGTACAGTTAGCGAGTGGTACGAGACTCTCATTGAGACAATCAATGATGTAAGCGCTCAGATCCACAGAAAGACACTTCGTGGCGGTGCAAACTTTGTTGTTTGCTCTCCAGAAGTTGCTAACATCCTTGAGTTCACAAGTGGTTTCCGCGCAAGCGTTACCGCTGACCAGGACAGAGGCACCATCGGTGCTGTAAAGGCTGGTTCACTCAGCAAGAAGTTCGACGTTTACGTTGACCCTTACTTCTTGCGCAACGTACTTCTTGTAGGTCGTAAGGGTAGCTCGTTCCTTGAGAGCGGCTTCGTATACGCCCCATATGTACCGTTGCAGGTAACACCTACCATTTTCGGTACGGAAGACTTCGTACC